CTCACCAGCGATTGAATATGCTTTCGAACAACATTTTAAGGCTGGTTTCCATAAACGTTTTAGAGACGAGGAAAAGCAGTCTGATGTTTATTGGTTGGCGTGGGAGTGCATACGCCGATCAGGCGAGACGGTTAAACCATTTGGGGAACAGTTTCTAGAGACCTTGAAAAAGGTAGAGATTGTAGACGCTGATACCCCAAATGGGTAACGAGGTATGACCTTACTTATTTAATTGCTTCACTAGCAGTTGAGACAGGCATACCTCACAGCGAGTTTATTAACATGGATAGGTCAATGTTCTTAGCAACCTTGGCTTATATGAAAGACAGAGCGCAAAGGGTGGAAAATGCCAGTAGAGGTAAAAGGTCTCGTTGAGACCCAAAAGGCATTAAGGAAACTTGCGCCTGACCTTTACCTTGAAATGCGTAAAGAGATTAGAGTTGCATTAAAAGCGGTATCTGATGACGCTAGGTCTATGGTTCAGCCAGCGGTTTATGGTTTGTATAACTGGCAAGCTACTGGCGCACAAGTTAAGTCTCGGACAGGTCGTGAGCGTGCCTTTCCTAAATATGACCCTAAAGTTATCCGTAAAGGGTTGACATACACCTTAGGTAAATCAAGACGCAACAGCGCAGGGTTTGTAGGTCTATACAGCTTGTTAAATAAGTCTGCCGCTGGTGCAATTATTGAAACGGCTGGACGCTTAAACTTTAACGGAGACAAAGACAGTCAAAGCAATAACCCTAATGCTGGTGAGCATTTTAATAGAGCTATACAGGGTGCATACGGTGGATTTGGCAAGAGTGGTAGCAGGCGTGAGGATAGAGGTCGCCTGATACACAAGGCTTACGAAAGAGATCAAGGCAAGGTTACAGACGCAGTATTTAAGGCAATAGCCAAGGCAGAGCATAAGTTTATGACTACTACTAAAACTGATAGGTATGGTTTAGCAGCATGACAATTAAGTTAGATATTGTTTCCCAATACTCTGATAAAGGCACTAAAAAAGCCCGTAAGGATATGGATAGTTTAACCAGCACAGCCAAAAAACTAGCTGGTGCCTTCGGTGTTGCCTTTGGTATTGGTGCAGTAAAGAACTTTGCAGCTGCTTCAGTTAGAGCCTTCGCTGATGATCAGAGAGCCGCTAAAGCCTTAGAACTACAGCTGATCAACACAGGTAATGCGTTCGCAGTAAAGCCTGTTGAGGATTACATAGCCGCCTTACAAAAAACTTACAATGTATTAGATGATGAATTAAGGCCAGCCTTTCAATCTTTGTTGACAGCCTCAGGCTCAGTCACAGACGCTCAAAAAGCATTAAACATTGCATTAGATGTAAGTGCTGCAACAGGTAGAGATTTAAGAACCGTAAGTTTAGCCCTAAGCAGAGGCTTCACAGGTCAGACTACAGCTCTATCTCGACTAGGTGCTGGCATAGACAAAGCCACTTTAGCCTCAGGTAACATGGATACTATCCTTGATACTTTGTCTAATAAGTTTAAGGGTCAGGCTTCAGCCGCTGCTAAAACTTACCAAGGTCAGTTGAACGCCTTAGCAGTTACCTCAGCCAATGTTAAGGAAATTATCGGAGAAGGCATACTTGACTCATTAGCCTTGCTAGGCAATGACCAATCACTTGCAACAATCTCAACCCAAATGGAAACCTTTGCTAAACAAATTGCTGATGCTGTTTATGGTCTAAGCCTTATGTTATCTAAATTGGAAAAAATTGGTAGCATTATTCCTAAGGGCGAGGCTTCAGGTTTTCTTATGGCTATCCCTGTGCTTGGTGCTTACATTGAAGCCTTATCCAAATATGGTGCAACAGAGCGTGCCAAACTTGCGCCATTTGCAATGAATCCGTCACCACGCTTGGCAGAACGCTTAGCAGAAACAGATAGTAGGAAACAGCAACAAATCGACGCTCAGAGATTAAAATTACAAAAGCAACAGTTATCAACACAGCAAAAATCATTAAAGGTTCAACAAGATCAGGCTAAACTAAAAAAAGGTCAAGGTTTACTTGACATCGACCAAGCAGGTATTTTAGCTGCGTTACAAGGTAAGATCACAGAAAACGAAAAGATACGCCTTGAATTACAGTTAGCCTTATTGACTGGTAATGCTAAAGAGGCTGATCGCCTAAGTAACGCCTTGCTAATATCTCAGGCTCAGACCACAGGCTTAGCTTCATTTATTGCTAACCTGCCCAAGGCACTTAATCCGTTTGCAGATTACCCAGCGTATGTAACAATGGCACTTGCAGAATTGGCTAAGTTAGCTGCTGCTCAAAAAGGATTAGGAGTTCAACCAACTGCGTCAACTGAGGAAAACAAATATCGTGCTATGGCGGCAAGTTTAGAAGCGCAAGGTCTATCCGCTGCTATGGCAGCTTCCTCAATCCGTATGCAAGCGCAAGCAGACGCATATTTCAAGGCTAATCCAAACATTAACCCTATGACTGGTCAAGTAATAAATGTGACTGTTAACGGTGCAACTGCTGGTTTATTAGACGAATTGCAAAATGGTTTGATTAACAACTCAGCGTCAGGCATACAATCTAAACTGAATAGATTAAATTTAATAGACTAATGACATTACCAGCCCAACTTACTGTAACCCTAAATTTTTCGTCGGGTGCCACCTTCGGAAACAGTTTTACCTTAAACGACCCTGTTAACGGTAAACTTGGCTTTGGCGTTCTTTCAGATAGTTCAGCACCAGCATTAGTTATTGATGTGACTGATGTCACACGCAGTATACAAATTAAGCGTGGTCGTAATATCCTCAGAGACACTTACGAGGCTGGAAGCGCAACGGTTAGAATCTATGACCAAAATGGCAGATTCAATCCACAAAATACAAGTTCCGATCTATTTGGACAGCTCACACCGCTTCGTAAGCTAAGAATCTCAGCAAGTTATCTAGGCACTTCGTATTACCTTTTCAGCGGATATACAACGACTTACACCTATACCTACGATCAGGCTGAGCAAGTCTCCTATGTAGATATAACAGCTGTTGACGGTTTCCGTTTATTTAACTTAGCCAACATAACGACTGTTACAGGTCAAGCCAATGGTGATGACACAGGTGAGCGCATAGGCAAGATACTAGACACCGTATCTTTTCCTAATTCCATGCGTACCTTAGATGTGGGAAATTCCCTATGTCAGGCAGACCCAGCAACAACACGCACAGCGTTAAACGCTATTATCAATGCAGAGTTTAGCGAGCAAGGTGCTTTCTATATGGACGCTGAAGGTCAAGCCATATTTAAAAACCGTAACACAGTAGTTGCTTCAGCTGGTGGCACACCTATTGAGTTTAATCAGACAGGCGATATACCTTACAAAAACCTTGCTTTTGCATTTGATGACAAGCTAATCATTAACCAAGCGACTATTACCCGTATTGGTGGTAGCCCTCAGTTTGCTGAGGACGCTGGAAGTGTTGCCACCTTCTTCCCTCATAGCGTTAACTACAATGATCTAGTCGTACAGACAGACACAGACGCTAACAACATAGCCCGTATTTATGTCAGTACGAGAAGCGATACCACTATACGAATTGACTCAATGACGGTTGACTTGTTAGACACAGCTGTGCCTACTGACACAATGCTAGGCATTGACTACTTTCAAAATGTTGATATATCCAATATCCAGCCTGACGGGTCTACTATTACCAAGAACTTGCAAGTGCAAGGTGTTGCTTGGGATATAACCCCTAACCGTTGGTTGGGTACTTTTACCACACTTGAACCAATCACAGACGGGTTTATCATAGGTAACACCACCTATGGTGTCCTTGGTGATGATATACTAGGATACTAAGGAGTAATACAATGGCAGCAGGATTTCCAGTCAAGGCAGATTACGCTACGGGTGATGTTCTATCCGCAGCGAATATGAACGATTTAAGCGGTACGCTTAATTATATTGACCCAACGGGCGAGACTAACGGATATGTTTTAACCCGCAATTCAGGTGCGACAGGTGGATTAGAGTGGGCTGCCGCTGGCACTGGTGGTGGATTAACTTTATTGCAGACTTTAACTCTTAGTGGATCATCAACCACATCTAGTTCAATATCTTCTGCATACAAGAACATTGTAGTACATGTTAAAAATGCCTATGGCAACATTCTAGAAGATATGACTTTGCGCTTTAATAGCGATACTGGCAGTAATTATTACTGGCAGAACATCAACGGTGTTGGCGGAAGTGCTGGGGCGGGCGGTGCTGCTGCTGATAGTAAAATTTATTTTGCACTTCTTAACGATACTTCAACAATCGGAAAGCAAACTAACGGAAGTTTTAGGATTTACAATTACACCGCTACAGATACCGTTTATTATGAATCAACAAGTTTTGCCCGAGATAACAGCAATAATCGTCATATTACAACCGCTGGAATTTATGACAATTCAGCGGCAATATCTACCATTACTTTCTTGGCATCATCAGCAACATTCACAGCAGGAACAGCCTACATTTACGGAGAATCATAATGCCAAAGCCAATTATCCGCATTTACGATAATGACACTTTCATCGACAGAGAAATGACCGCTGAAGAATTTTCTCAATATCAAAAAGACAAAGCCGAAGCCGAAGCCCGCAAAGCCGAAGCCGAAGCAAAAGAAATTGTTAAATCAGCAGCACAGGCTAAATTGGCAGCACTTGGTTTAACGCCTGAGGATTTAAAGGCACTCGGCTTTACTTCTTAAATGAAACCATGGCTGTCCAAATCCGCAGTACAGCTGCGTGAACAGATAGATGATTTTTACCCAAGTCGTAGCAGGCGGAGTGACGGGTGGGTGGCTGATCTGCGCCATCAACAGGCAGGTAAGTCCGACCATATACCAGAGGCAAAGACTGGTGTGGTTAGAGCAGTTGACATTGACGCTCGCCTTTCTGACAACCCAGGGGATTCAGCATATTTGGCAGATCAACTTAGACTCTACGGGAAAAATCATGGACGCATATCTTATGTAATCCATTTAGGCAAGATAGCCTCACCAATACTTAACTGGTCATGGAGAAAATATCGTGGCTACAATTTTCATAATTCTCATATCCATATCAGTTTTAGAAAAGGCAAGACAGATCAAGACAGTACCTTTTTTGACATACCACTACTAGGGGGCAAAATATGAAAACCCAATACTGGACAATACTTAACAGCTATGCAAGATCAGCGTTTGTATGTTTACTTACAATCTATGTAGCTGCACCTGACGCTTCACCTTCAGACATTTGGAAGGCATTTGCTGTGGCTTTTATCGGCCCTATCCTTCGTGGATTAAATCCTGATGACACACAGTTTGGCATAGGCTCAAAAGAGTAATGTCAGCGGTAGATATTGCCGCTATCTGTGCCGCAATTACGACAGTATTTACTGGCTTTGCAGTAGGGCTTAGGTTCTTAGTCAAAGGCTGGTTAAATGAACTTAGACCCAATGGTGGGTCAAGTATTAAAGATCAGATCAACCGCTTAGAGCGGCGTGTTGATGACCTATTTGTCATACTATCGAGAGACAATTAAAACATGGCAGCCAAAAAGAAACCTGCACGCAGAAAAAAGTCAGTAGCTCGTTTAGAGACTACTGCCCTTGACATGCACGCCATTGCGCTCAATGAGTATTTTAGAGCATTACGCAGGGCAGGTTTTACCGTTGAAATTGCATTAGGTCTAATGGATAACAAAAACAGTATGCCTGAGTGGTTGATCCCTACAACAGCTGATACTGACATTACACCTTTCCAAGACGACGACGACGACGAGGACTAACCTATTAAGAAAATTGCGTTCATCTCTGACCTGCAATCCCCTTATATTAATGAATTAGCAGTAAAGTCAGTTGGTCGTTTCTTAGCCAAGTGGCAACCACACCAAACAATTTGTGTTGGTGATGAGATAGACATGCCACAGCTAGGCAGTTTTAATGCCAATACCGTTGATGAAATGGTAGGCAACTTAGATGAGGACAGAGTATTTACCCAAGAGGTATTAACTTACTTGGGAATAACCGACATAGTGGGAAGCAATCATGGAATCAGACTCTACCGATCAATCAAAAAAAGACTCCCAAGTTTTCTTAACTTACCCGAACTCAAATATGAGCGTTTTATGGGATATGACAAGCTCAACATCAAGTTTCACCCATACGGATTTGACTGGGCAAAAGGTTGGCATGTCACTCATGGCGACGCTTTCCCTATGTCTAACAATGCTGGGCAGACAGCCTTAAACGGCGCACGCCGCATAGGTAAAAATGTTGTTTGTGGTCACACCCACAGGCTAGGTCACATGTCCTACTCAGAGGCTCACAATGGGCGTTTAGGGCGTGTATTGCAGGGTGTCGAGGTAGGCAACCTAGTAGACCTATCGAGTAGCGGTATGAGCTACACGAGGGGCTATGCGAACTGGCAGTCAGGTTTTGCTGTTGCCTATGTAGATAAGACTCGTGTGACGGTGGTCACAATCCCTATTAACCATGACGGTAGTTTTATATTTGAAGGTAAGGTCTATGGGAAAAGAGCCTGACCGAACCATTGATGACCATATTGACGATTTCGACGTAATAGGGGTTTTGTAACAAAAGCGTTATAGGACACGCCTGTCAGTTCCTACATTTACCATGAACAAATCATCATACTTTCGGTGTTGGCAAAATCTGTCAACGGAAAGGAAATTATGAGTACATGGATTACAGTCAGTATATTGTTTTACACAGCTGGTATTGCCTATTGTGCATATTACATTGGCTTCGATAGAGGCTTCCTGATAGGTAAGCAGCGTGGTTGGGTCAATGGTTATGCTTCAGCCAAGGCAACCGAACGAGTTGCTGTAGATGAGGTATTTGACTATGAAAAAAACTGATGAGTGGCTCAATGAGATTAGTGGAATTGTTGCGTCAAGAGGTTCAGACTATGGCTCAGCAGCTACAAACCACAGACGAATCTCAGAACTATGGTCAGGTTACTTGGACACTTACATTAGTCCAGAGCAAGCTGCCATGTGTATGTTGCTCGTCAAGGTTTCACGCCTCAGCGAGAGTCCACACCACGAGGACAGTCTCAAAGATATTATTGGATACGCCTGCGTGTATAGGAAAATAATGGCAGAGCTACATGATAATACTGAACAGGACTAAGAATTACTGTGACTACTGTAAAAACCGTTATGGGGCAACTAGCCTCAAAGGTCAAGTCATGGCGATTTTCACGAGCATTAGTTCGAGCAGAAAAGCGACCTGCAAATATCGCAACTATTGTCAGCCATGCAGAACCGAACTGGAGAACTGGCATGACGGCAGTATATGGACATTGGAACAACAACAAGCCTACGCACAAGGATTGGACGAAATAGATTATGGCTTACTTTGATCTAGATAAGTACATGACAGCTGAGGAAAGAATAGAGCTGTTTGCTAAAGAGAATCCTGACTTTCGTATGAAGTCATTTCATGAACAAACTGACGGGTTTGTCTTTGTTGAGGTTAATTTGTATCGCACTTGGGCAGATCAAGAGCCTTGGGTGACTGGACTTGCTGGTGAATCATTGGCTACACAGTTTGCTATTGAAAAAGCAGAAACTTCAGCCTATGCAAGAGCTATAACTAACACAGGTGACCCGAAGTATTCAACTATGAAAGACGGGGCTAAAGCACCTCGGGCTAATCGTGGTGAAATGGAAGCGATTAAACCTATGTATGGCAAGGTAGGTTCAAAGTCTGCTGCTATTGAAACGGCATTAAGAACAGACATAAAGAACAACCCTTGGACTGCACCCGAAGCCAAAACTGAACCTGCTCAATGGCAAGTTGAGGATGTTGCTGCTGCATTAGGCGGTGAAGTACTTGATGTTACTTATGAGTGCGCCCATGGCAAAATGATTAGGCGTGAGGGTACTTCGGCTAAAACTAATAGACCATATTACGGTTTTGTTTGCACAGAAAAGTCAAAGGCTGACCAATGCGAACCTAAGTGGGGAACTCTAACAGCTAATGGCAAGTGGTCATTTGGAGAACAGGATAAATAAATGGGCGATATGGAGATGATTTACCCTGACCGTACAAGGATTATATTTACAGATGAAGGTGCAAGTCTTGACATTGTAAACATGTCTGACTGTTGCGAACTATGTAATGACCCACGCTTGGTGCATGAGGGCGATTTGCTTAAATGCCTGAGCTGTGGAGTCATTAACCATATTGACTTTGGTCATGCTAAAGATGAGCCAACACCGCAAGCATAGAGGCTATCGGACACAGAAAGTTGTAGCTGATTACCTTAAACAATGGTATCCGTATGCTGAATCCGCTGGGGCTGGGCGCACAGGCTCAGATGTGATCGGCATACCCTTTGATATTGAGGTCAAGGCTCGCACAGGATTTGACCCATTATCAGCCATTAGGCAGTTAAAATTGAGGCAGTCAGACAAGCTAGGCATTGTAGTGCTACGCATGAACGGTCAAGGCGAGAACGCTGAGGACTATGTAGCACTAATGCCATTAGGAGAATTGATGAGGGTGTTAAATGGTCGAGCCAGTTAGATGTATTAAATGTGGGGCTTGGAAAATGGAAGGTTTAAGCTGTTCAATATGCGCAAAGATCAATGCCCCGAGTGCCTAGGGTATAACACACAAACAACACAATATAACAAAGACTACCTGCACCTATGCTGTGCATGTGGTCATGAGTGGAGTGAAGGTTATGGGTAAAAGAAATTGTGGTGTAGATCACACTAAAGATCGTCTCACTATGTGGGATAGTATGCTAAACAGATTTGACAAGGCTGGTATGCTACTAGCCTTCGGCAGGCTTCAAAAGCCTGAACGCAAGCCCCGTAGGGGTGAGCTTGCGAGTTCGTGGGCTATAGCATTTGGGCTACTGCTATGTCTAGTGTTACTAGAAACAGCTGCCATAGAGGTTGATACAGCAAAAGCCATAACTACAAAGAAATCCGTTTATACAATTACACCTAAGATATATGCTAAATACGCATTAAATGATGATAAACAATATAAGTGCATATTAGAGCTATACAGACGAGAGAGTAATTGGAGACCTGAAGCACGCAATGGTAGTCATCATGGCATACCACAAATGCGCAATGAGATCATGCTCACAAGAACGCCTGTGCAACAGGTAGCCTTAGGCATTAAGTACATAGAGCATAGATATGGCACTACTGATATGGGTATACCTAACGCATGTAAAGCATTAAATCACTTAAAGACTAAGGGCTGGCATTGAGACGACAGACACAACAACAGCGCATATTAGGTAGTGGTAAGTGGAAAGCAGTAAGGCTTAGAGTGCTGGCTCGTGACGGGTATCAATGTGCCTACTGTGGCACCCACCTTGATAAGACCAACGCTCAGGTTGATCATGTTACGCCACTAGCAAAAGACGCTTCCGACCCATTTAATATGGACGGGTTAGTAGCAGCTTGTAAGAAATGCAACAGCACTAAAGGCGATCGGGTTTTTTTAGCACATGTTCTAC